GTTAACGCCGCAAGGATCATGGTTGACGTGGTTGATCTTGGCAGGACGCGGCTTCGGTAAGACGAGGACTGGGGCTGAAGACATCGCGTGGTACGCAGCCAAGAATCCTGAAGTTAGGTGCGGTGTGATCGCACCAACCTCGTCAGATATTCGCGGCGTTTGCTTTGAAGGCGAATCTGGGATTATTAGCATCTTGCCGCCTGCCATGATTAAGAAGTACAACAGCAGCCTGAGTGAGATTACTCTGTTTAACGATGCATTGATTAAGGGTTTTTCTGCTGAAGAACCGTCTCGATTGCGAGGTCCGCAGTTCCACCGCGTTTGGTGTGATGAGCTCGCTGCCTGGCAATACGACGAAGAAACCTGGGACATGATGCAGTTTGGCCTGCGCCTTGGAGACACACCGCAAGCCGTAGTGACCACGACCCCGAAGCCAAAGGACCTGATTCGGCGGTTGATGAAGGAAGCAGAGTCTGGTAACAAGGTCCACGTTACGAGAGGAAGCACGTATGACAACGCGGATAACCTTGCACAAAGTTTTCTTGAGCAAATTAGACAGTATGAGGGAACACAGCTCGGAAGACAAGAAATCCACGCGGAGGTCGTCGACCCGGAGGAATCGGGCATTATCAGACGCAGCTGGCTCAAGCTCTGGCCAAAGGACAAAAAGCTCCCAGACTTCGACTACATCATCATGAGCCTTGACACGGCATTCAGTGAGCAGACCATTGATCGAAAGACAAAGGATCCTGACTTCACTGCGTGCTCTGTGTGGGGATTGTTTCGACACGATAAGAAGCCCGCCTTCTTGCTGCTTGACTGTTGGCAAGATCGGCTTGGGATGCCTGATCTTATTGAACGGGTCAAGAAAGAGTTCGCGGTGCGTTATGGCGGTGAGGATTTGAAGCCGACGATTAAGCCAACTATCGGTCCGAAAACCAGCCAGCTCATTGGCCGTGCACCTGACATGCTGCTCATCGAAGACAAGGGCAGTGGCATTAGCTTAAGGCAGATGTTGGCGCGTGAAGACGTGTTAGCGTATCCTTATAACCCAGGACGTGCTGACAAGTTACAGCGGCTCCACATGGTTAGCCATCTGTTTGCGTCAGGATATGTCTGGGTCGTAGAAAGTGAGAAGCGACCTGGTCATCCAAAGACCTGGGCAGATCCCTTGATCAGCCAGTTGTGCAGTTTTCACGGTGAAGGAAGCATTAAACATGATGACTTCGTCGACTCCTGTACGCAGGCGCTGCGGCTTATGGCAGATAGAAATAACCTCTCAGTGACACGGAAGCTCGAACCTGTGGCACAATTACCACGAAGAACGGCGCGGGTTAACCCGTATGCCGCATAAACGGAGCCCCGGTGCATGGAAGACGAACTAGAGCAAGAAGGCGAAAGCTTTGAGATCCCTGATGACGCAGATGTCGTTGACACAGATGACGGCGGCGCGATGGTCAGGCTTGACACAAGGCCACCAACAGGCGAAAGCGATTGGTTCGCAAACCTGGCAGTTGACATGCCAGAAAACGAGCTGTCAAAGATCGGCTCTAACTTATCAGAGCTCATTGAGAAAGACAAAGAGGCAAGGAAGCGCCGCGACGAACAGTACGAAGAGGGACTGAAGCGCACAGGGCTTGGTGACGACGCGCCTGGTGGAGCTCAGTTCCAAGGCGCAAGTAAAGTCGTGCATCCGATGCTGACGCAAGCTTGCGTGGACTTTGCAGCCCGCGTGATGAAAGAGATGATGCCGCCCGATGGTCCTGCAAAGGACAAGATCATCGGTGAGCCAACCGTTGAGAAGGTTGAAAAGGCGCAGCGCATTAGTAAGTATCTCAACTGGCAGTGCACGGTTCAGATGCCAGAGTTTAGGTCTGAGCTCGAGCAGCTCGCGACTCAGCTGCCTTTGGGTGGCGGTCAGTACCTTAAGGTTACGTGGGATCCACGACGCAAGCGTCCTAATCCAATGTTCGTGCCAATTGACGATGTGTACCTGCCCTTCGCCGCAACAAACTTTTACACGGCTGAACGCAAGACCCATGTTCAATACATCACGGCCCTTGAGTACAACCAGCGAGTTGCTTCTGGTATGTATCGAGACGTGGACCTTGCACCGCCGCCAGAAACCCCGCAAGTAAGCAAAGCCGAGCAGGCCAATGAAAAGATTGAGGGCAAGCAAGGTGATCAGTACAATGCAGACGGACTTAGAACGATCTTTGAATGTTACGTAGTCTATGAGCTTGATGATGAAACAGGACCAGCGCCCTATGTAATCAGCCTAGACAAGATTACGCAGCGGGTTCTCAGTATTTATCGAAACTGGGAGCAAGATGATGAAGGCAAGGAAGAAATGTGCTGGCTCATCGAGTTCCCGTTCGTACCTTGGCGTGGAGCTTATCCAATTGGTCTAGTCCACATGATCGGTGGCCTGTCAGGCTCAGCCACTGGTGCCTTACGTGCACTGCTCGATTCAGCCCACATCAACAACTTCCCAGGCCTTCTAAAACTTAAGGGGGGTAGTTCTGGCGGCCAGACAGAAAGAATAGATCCGACGGAGGTGGTTGAGATTGAGGGCAGTTTTGGGGCAGATGACATTCGCAAGACCATTATGTCCATGCCTTATAACCCGCCAAGCCCTGTGCTCTTTAGCTTGCTTGGCTTTTTGGTTGACGCAGGTCAAGGGGTTGTAAGGACGACATTCGAAGAGCTATCTGACTCAAACCAAAATGTGCCTGTTGGAACAACCCTTGCACGGCTTGAGCAAGGCATGGTCGTATTCAGTGCTATCCATGCCAGGATGCATGACGCAATGCAGCGGGTCTTGCGGCTCTTGTTCCATATCAACAAAATGTACCTCGAAGATCTTGAGGTCATCGACGAGACTGGTGAGCTGCTTGTAAGGCGTGAAGACTTCGAGGGCCCAATGAACGTGGTGCCCGTGTCTGATCCCAACATCTTCAGCCAGACGCAGCGCTTTGCGCAAGTCAGCGCCGTTATGCAGCGGGCCGCAGCTAACCCCGCCTTGTATGACCAGCGCAAGGTTGAAGAGATGTTCTTGCAGCAGCTGAAGATCCCTGATGGTAAAAACCTTTTGGTGCCAAAGCCAGAAGCCAAGGAGATGAACGCGGTTAACGAGAACCTTGCAGCAACAATGGCCAGGTCAATCGTTGCGTTCCCAGAGCAAGATCACTTGGCTCATTTACAAGTGCACCTTGACTTTTTGTCGAGCCCAATGTTCGGCGGCAATCGTGTCATCGGGCCGCAGGTCTTGCCTATTTTGCTGAACCACTTAAAGGAACACATGACCCTGTGGTACGCAAACCAAATCTTTGAAACTGCTTCTGCAGCTGCGGGCATGGACATTAGCGAGCTCATGAAAGATACGAACGCCGAGGAGAAGCAGAGCTTTGACAAAATGCTTGCAGCAGCTAGCCAAACGGTTACACAAGAAGCCACGCAGGTGTTTGAGCAAATCCCGCAAGTCATTGAGCAGGCAATCGAGGTAATCAAGCAAATGAACCCGCCACAGCAGATGCCAGCTGATCCTTCCTTAGAGATTGCTAAGGCCGAAACGCAGCGCAAGATGCAGGCAGACCAGGTCAACGCCCAGCTGAAGCAAGCCCAGTTGCAGCAAGACTCGCAGCTGAAACAGGCTCAGTTGCAGCAAGATGCGCAGCTTAAACAAGCTCAGCTTGAGGCGAGACTCCAAGAGCTGGAGGCTAAGTTGCGTGAGCGCATGATGGTCGAAGAACGCGAAGACAAGCGCACAGCAGCTGAGATTGAGGCTCGAGTCGCCATGAACGAATCTGATAACCAGACGGCAAAGCAGCTTGCTGCTCTTGAAGTAGCGTCTGGCGAAAGGATCGGTGTCAGTACAGGCACCGGAATTAACCCTAACCCTTAAGGAGTAATTATGGAAGCCATTCCGTTGAGAAAGCAGCTTGCCATGGGAAAGCCTTATCCAAAGTCAATCCCTGGTGAGAACAAGAAGCTTGTAGACAAAGTCACAAGTAAAGGTAAAGAAGACAGCCCCAAGATGGTCAAGATGCCAAAGGGAACTAAGTAATTGTTGGCAAAGATCATTGGTGAGATAAAGGCAGAGCAAACCAAGCATGCTTTAGAAGCGGTGAAGTTCGTGCCAGGTGAAGGCAAGGATTTAACTTTTCACTACGGTTTGCGCGTTGGTTTTCACGCTGGGCTAGAAGAGGCCCTGGCGATTATTGACCGCGCTTTGAAGCTACAAGACAAAGACATTGATTAACAGCATACGGAGAATAGCGAATGCTACTTGAAAAACCATTGCAGATGCAATACGACTCGATTGAAGACGCCTTTCCTGAGGTTGATCCTGGGATTATTCCATTTGGAAGCAGGATTCTTGTGCAAGTGAGGGTCGCTAAAAAGAAAACCGCTGGCGGGATCATGATCGTTGACGAAGTACGGAAAACTGAGGCAGCAAATACTCAGGTTAGCCGCGTAGTCGCAATTGGTCCGTTGGCGTTTAAGAATCGCAGCACGATGGCCGCATGGCCTGAAGGCGCGTGGTGTAACGTAGGAGATTTTGTACGCACACCTAAATATGGCGGGGATCGTTGGACAGTTGTTCACAAAGACGAAGAAGAAGTTGAGTTTGTAATTTTCAATGACCTTGACATCGTCGGCAAGGTGACGACTGATCCACTAAAGATCAGGGCATTTTTCTAACAGCTGAAAGGAGCTGATTATGGCTGAAGAGCAAAAGGAAGAGTTGCTTGAAGAAGATGACGAGCAGCAGAAGGCGGCGGGTAAAGAGGAGTTCATACCTGTTGAAGATAAGCGCGGCGAAGAAGATAAGCGCGGCGAAGAAGACGACGGCGAGGATGATGATTCTGGCGAAGATAGTCGGTTGTCAGAAGATAATGAAGACCGTGAGGAAGTACGCCGGCGGCGTAAGGCCGAGAAAGAAGAGCGCGCAGCGCGCAGAAAGGCGGCCATTGAGCGCGACAAGACTGAACTCAATTTCTTACGGCAAAGAAACGAAGAGCTTGAAAAGCGGGTCATGTCGATTGAAGAGCGTACTACCCGTAGTGAGACTGCCGGTCTAAAAGAAAGGATTAACGACGCGTTAGCTGAAGCTAAGGCAGCTGAGCGCATCATGGCCAAGGCTGTCGAGGCAGGCGCCGGTGAGGACGTAACAAAGGCCCTGCGGATTCGCGATGAGGCCATCCGCAAAGCGCAGCAGCTGAACTACGCGGCTCAGCAAATGGTCGCGCAAGCACGCGCTGCACAAAAACCTGCACAAATGGACGCGGAAGTGTCTATAATGGCAAAAAAATGGATCAGCGATAACTCGTGGTATAACCCAAAAGGCAATGACGAAGAAAGCAAGATCGTTCAGGCCATTGACCAGACTTTGATGACTGAGGGTTTTAACCCGAAGACAGAGCAGTACTGGCAAGAGTTAGATAAGCGAGTTGCCCGCAGACTACCTGAAAGGAAACAGTTTGATGATGAGCCGAAAAAGCAAGGAAGGAAGGGCCCGATGATCGGAGGATCACGCGAGCACGCCCCTGCCTCGACTCGTCGAGAAGTATACGTATCTCCTGAACGCAAAGATGCAATGATTCAGGCAGGTGTATGGGATGATCCTGTTTTGCGCCAACGCTACTTAAAGCAATACGCAAAATGGGACCGAGATAATCAATCAACTCGCTGAGAAAAGGAGTGAGTACTATGAACGACGAACGACTGAAAAAGAGCATCGACCCCGCACGGCAATCCCGGCGAGCCGAAGATAGGCCTGCCACCGAAGAGCGCCAACTTAGCGACGATGACCGTGTCGAGATGTTCAGACAGCAGTTCTTTCAAGACGCGCTACCCGATCTGCCAAGGATCCCTGGGTACCACCTCTGTTGGCTTACGACCGCAAACCCACGCGACTCGATTCAGCAAAGAATCCGCTTGGGCTATGAACTCCTCAGAACCGAAGACCTTCCTGGCTGGGATTACTTGAGCTTGAAGACAGGAGAATGGGCTGGGTTTATCGGCGTAAATGAAATGCTTGCAGCAAAACTTCCAATGGCTCTTTATCAACGATTTATGCATGAAGCTCACCACGCCGCACCACTGGGCGAGGATGAGAAGCTTACATCAATGAATGATAACCTGCAAGAAGAAGCGGAGCGACACGGAGGAAGGTTAATCGAGGGTGATGGTATGAAGGCGTTGCGCGAAGGTCCGCGCGTTGGGGTCTTTGACGAGGCCTAAACGTGCGAATTAACTTCTAACGCATTCAAAAGGAAATTCACATGTCTACGACCAGTGCACCTTTTGGCTTCCAGCCTGCTTACCATGCAAGTGGTTATGTAAGGCCTGCAGCCTTCACACTGGCTGACAATGCTGCCGTCACGCTGTTGCAATATCAACCCGTCAAAATTACGACTGACGGTGTGATTAACCCTGCAGCAGCTGGCGACGCTTTTGTCGGCACCTTTATGGGTGTTGAATTTACAGATTCCGACGGTCGCCGTCGCGTTTCGAATAAGTTCATCGCCAATACTCCTGCCACGCAAATCACTTGCTACATTACCATTGATCCGTCAATCGTCTATGAGATCCAAGCTAACGGATCCATGGCGATTACGACCATTGGTAATCAGTATGACTTTGGCGGCGCAACTGCCGGTTCAACGGTGGTTGGTTTGAGCCAAGCTTTCCTTGACATAGCAACTGCTGTGACTTCGGGTGGCACCGCTCAAATGCGAGTCATCGGTATTACTCCGGGCCCAGACAATGACTGGGGTGACACTTACACCATCGTTCAAGTTCAGATTTCTGAGCATCAGAACGTGGCAACCATTAACGCTTACTAAGGAGGTCTGACAAATGGCTATCCCGATGCGCAGTACCGACTTTCGGTCCATTGTCGAGCCCATCCTCAACGAAGAGTTTGATGGTGTCTACGATCAACGGGCCGATGAATGGAAGCAGGTGTTCAATGAGCGCCGCGGCATTCCCCGTAACTACCACGAAGAGCCTGTGTTGTACGGCTTTAACGCTGCTCCTGAGCTACCTGACGGCATGCCCGTTACGTATGACTCAGGTGGCGTGCTGTTTAATGCTCGCTACGTGTACAAGGTCTATGGCCTTGCATTTGCACTGACCAAAGTGCTCGTCGAAGACGGCGACCACATCAGCATTGGTCAGATCTATGCAAAGCATCTTGCTCAGTCACTGATCGAGACTAAGGAGACCCTGTGCGCAAATATTTTGAACCGCGCATTCAACGGTACCTACACCGGCGGCGACGGCGTGAGCCTCGTCAACGCTGCTCACCCGATCGCGAATGGCACGTTCAGCAACCAGCTGACGACTGCCGCAGCGCTTTCGCAGACGTCTCTTGAGCAGATGCTGATCCAAATCCGTCAGGCTGTGGACAACAACGGCAAGAAGATTCGTTTGAATCCTGAGAAGATCGTCGTGAGCCCTGCGAACATGTTCCAAGCCGAAGTGCTGCTTAAGTCAGTGCTCAGGACTGGTGCAGCTAACAACGACATCAACCCTGTGAAATCCATGGGTCTGCTTGGTGGCGGTGCGGCTGTCATGTCTCGTTTGACTTCGACGACTGCATGGTGGGTAACGACTGATGTTAAAGTTGGTCTTCAGTTGATGATGCGTCGTGCACTTGAAAAGAGCATGGAAGGTGACTTTGAAACCGACTCTATGCGCTACAAGTCGACCGAGCGTTATCAGCCGGGCTGGACTGATCCACGCACTATCTACGGTACCGCTGGCATCTAATCAATCCGGGGCTTCGGCCCCGGTTCACTAGGAGATAAGCATGGCAAATTTGACAACCACTCGTTTCCCTAATGGGCTAACGAACGTTGCTGAAAATGCTCCATTCGCCGATCTCAAGATGCCGGCTCCAACGCTGTTTCATACGTACTTCGAAGACTTCGATTACTATGTAGCTGGCGATTGGACGGTAACTGAGACCGATGCTGGGGCAACACAAGCACTGGCTGACGGTGACGGTGGCTTGCTTCTAATCACAAACACTGCAGCAGACAATGATCTCGTTTCTTTGCAAAAGAAAGGCGAGTCGTTTCTGTTTGCAGCTGGAAAGCGGTTGTTTTTTGAAGCCCGTTTTAAGGTTTCAGATGCGACTGATTCAGACGTTGTGGTTGGTTTGCAAATTACTGACGCGACTCCGCTCGATGTTACTGATGGCGTGTTTTTTATTAAGGCCGACGGCGCAGCAACCGTTAATCTTTTGGTCGAAAAAAACAACACGGCAACAACGACTTCTAGCGTAGCAACGTTAGCAGATGATACTTTCATCACGCTTGGCTTTTACTATGATGGGTCGTCACAAATTCAGTACTCTGTTAATGGCACGGTTTTGGGCACTTCTGTGACCACAAACCTTCCAGACGATGAGGCACTGACTGTGACACTGGCCTTGCAAAACGGTGAAGCTGTAGCGAAAACGATGACAGTTGACTACGTTTTTGCAGCTAAAGAGCGTTAATACATGGGGGCCTTAGGGTCCCCATTTTTGAGAGGCTAGAATGAGACCTTATCAATTAACAACGACAAGCTTTACTGCTGCTGACCCCGATGGAATTGCCACGTCGCAATCGCCATCGGGTGCTGGCAATTTAACGCTTGTAAGTAGTACGGTTACATTGACGCCTCCGCGCTTTGTAACTATCACAAGCGCCGGTGACGACACTGGCGTAACATTCACGATTACCGGAACACGGCCTGGTGGCAGCACGCAAACAGAAGTTGTCACCGGTGCAAATGCCGGTGCTGCAACGAGCACGTTAACATTTGAAACCGTTACCTCGATTGCCATTAGCGGAGCTTCAGCTGCCGCTGTTGAGGCCGGCTTTACGCAGTCTGGCTACAGCGACTGGCTGCCTTTAGACATCTATTCGCGAAACCAAGTTACCACAATTTCTGTAACCGTTAGTGGAACCGTGAACTATGACATTCAGTACACAAACGAAGATCCCTTCGATCGCACAATTACACAAACTGCAGTTGCGCACCCGGCGGCTGCGGGGGCCTTTACTGGCGCGACGGCAAATCAAACTCATTCGACGACAACTCTTATGAGGGCAATTCGTTACAAGAGCAACAGCGGCGGAGGAACAGTTCGCCTGACAATCACACAACAGTCGACAGCGTAAATCATGGCCAACGTAAAGATCACTGACCTTACACCTGGCGCTGCTCTAATAGGAACAGAGCTCTACGAAGCCGTGCAGTCGGCAGCTTCTGTCAGTTTAACGGCTGCTCAGATGAAGACATTTGTCAATGACGAGTCGACGATTACCGTCGGCGATAGCGCGACAAACACGCCGTCGACAGCTGCTACCTTGCAGCATACGACTTCTGGCACGCCAGCAGCAGGAATTGGAACAAGGTTAGATTTTGAGTGCCAAACAGGCGCCGGAAATAACGAGATTGGAGCAAGGCTTGTAGCGTCTGCAACAGACGTAACGGCAACTAGCGAAGACTTCGACCTGCTCATTCAGCTTATGGCGGCAGGTGCTGCTCCAACGACTGTTGCTACGGTAACCAGTGACGGAGACCTACGGTTGACTGGCGACACGGTCAGGGTACCGACAGAAAGAACTATTGCAACTGCGTCTGACACTGGAGTAAAGGGAGACATTTGCTGGGATAGTAGCTATATTTATGTCTGCACTGCAACAGACACGTGGAAGCGTGTTGCGATTAGCACATGGTAAACGACCACAAATTTGCAAAAGGTGGCAAGGTTCTTTACGTAGCTAAAGGAGGAGAAGTTTGGGCTCGCAAGGAAGGGCAAAATCCAGAGGGTGGCTTAAACCAAAAAGGCCGCGATTCTTACAACCAAAAGACTGGGGGCAATTTGAAGCCGCCGGTATCAGCAAAGCAGGCTGCCAAGAGCCCGAAGGCTGCTGGTCGAAGGAAAAGCTTTTGCGCGAGAATGAGTGGAATGTCAGGTCCGATGAAAGACGATAAGGGTCGTCCAACACGCAAGGCCTTGGCTCTTAAAAAATGGGACTGTTAAGATGATTGGTGATCCAATGGAGTTTAAGAAGGGCGGTAAGGTCAAGGCGCCTTGGGACAAGCCAAGGCCAAAAGATCTTCCGAAGCCCAAAAAGTTAAGCGCAGGCGCTAAAGGCGCGGCAAAAAGAGCCGCAAAAGCCGCTGGTAGACCTTATCCAAACCTTGTAGACAACATGCGTGCAGCGCAAAGGAGTAAGAAAAATGGGTAAGCCTACTTATGGAGAGTTTTCGTTTCCATCAGACTTTGGATTTTCAGGTAGTGGCGGAAAAGAAATGGTGCGCGGTTATGCAAGGGGCGGCGCGAAAAAGAAGACAATGGCAAAAGTTGGCAAGGTCATGCAAGAATTTGCTGAAGGCGAGTTGCATTCTGGCAGCAAAAAGGGCCCAAAGGTCACGAATCCCAAGCAAGCTTTAGCCATCGGCTATTCGGAAGCAAAGGCTAAGAAAGCGCAAGCCGGAGGCAGGATTTTACAAGACGAGTCTATGCAAGGACGGTTGCCGCAAAATGCCGCAATGGCGGCACAAAGGGAAGCCGGTACGACAATGCCAAACCGTCTGATGCCCGCTCGCGCCTTGCGCCCGATGGGAGCCACTATGACAGACCGAGAACGCGCCATGATGGACCCCGCTCGACGAGTTCAGCGCCCCCAACAAGATGTCTCACCTGACCGCGCGCGTGCTAGGGTCATGGAAAAGATGGAACAAATGGGAGGGGAAAGAGTTGGGCGTAAACACGGTGGCAGAACGAAACATGAAGATGCTAAGATGGACAAGAAAGTTGTTGAAAAGGTAGTTAAAAAGCACGCAAGCATGCCTGCAGCTAAAGCGCATAAAGGTCTAGGTGTTCCTGTGCATAAAAGTAAGCCAAAGATTGCCTAGACGGAGTAAAATCATAGTATAACCCGGGTTTGCTGTAACTGCAAGCCGAAATTTTTAAGGAGCAGACCCGGTGGCAGTATCAGGTACGGTAAGTCAAACAACATTTAACACCAGGAAGGTCATTGACCACGCCTTCCGAAGGTGTCGTTTACCGCCTCAAGGTGTGAGTAGCGAGATGATCGCGACAGCAAACGAGGCCCTTTATCTGATTTTGTCTAACCTTGCAAACCGAGGCATTCAGCTTTGGTGTATTCAAAAAGACATTCTTCCTTTGTATGAGGCAGTAAGCGAAATTCCACTGCCCGTAGGCACTGTCGACATTTTAAATGCGAACTTTCGCACGCTTACTGAGCTGACAGGCACAGAAACAAGCTCTTCGACAGCCGTTTCAATCGATTTCAGCCAAGACATTCAGGTGACTAATGTCGGCGTACTGTTTAACGGAGCTTCTACTGCCTATACAATAGAAACAAGCCCAGACGGAAGCACTTGGACCACAGTTGCAACGGTTGCAAACCCTAGTTTGACATCTGGTGAATGGAACTGGACTGATTTGCAAGGCACGTTAGCTAGGCAATATTGCCGAGTTGTTGCCTCGACAGGCACTTTGAACCAATCAGACGTGTTTTTTGGCAATACGCCAACAGAAATTCCAATGGCAAGAATCAATCGAGATGATTATTCAAACTTGCCTAATAAAACTGTGCAGGGCAGACCGTTACAGTTTTGGTTGAACAGGCAGCGAGACTATCCGATTATGAACGTCTGGCAAGTGCCTAACGGAGACTTTATCTTTGCACAAATCGTGTGCTACGTCAAGCGGTACATCATGGATGTTGGCACGATGACGCAAGAAATTGAGGTTCCGCAGCGCTGGTACGACGCAATTGTGTATTGCCTAGCAGCAAAGTTAGCCGAAGAATTGCCATCAGTTGATCCGCAGATGCTGCCAATCCTTGATCAGAAGATGCTGCGAGCCTTGAAAGAGGCAGAAGATGAAGAGCGTGACAATTCTCCGATTTACTTTACCCCCAACATTGCGATTTACACAAGATGAGCATTTATCTCGACACTAGGGGGAAATCTTCACTTGCAATCGCAATTTGCGATAGGTGCAAGCGTAAGTTTTCGATTACCGAACTCATGATTGATCCAAACGCCCCAGGCTTACGGGTTTGTCGCGAGGACGTTGATGATCTTGATCCATATCGATTGCCGCAGAGGCAGCCAGATCAAATTACGTTGCAATTTACAAGGCCAGATGCTCCGCTGAGCTCTGATCCTGCAGGCCTGGTGAGTGAAGACGATAATAGCTTCATCATCGGCACAAACGAGGAGTACTTGACGCCATGACGGTCCCGTCAAACCTAGTACCGACCAAGATCACTGACTTGCCAGTGGCTCCAGCGCCAACGGCGTCAGGAACCATTCCAATTGTTATTGGAGGAGTCCTTTATCAGGCCGTTTTCAGTGATGTTGCAGGATCTGCTGAGGTTCCGGCTTCGCGAATCATCGCGGCTGGCACAGGATTAACCGGAGGCGGCAATTTAACGCAAGATCGGGTCATTGCTGTTGCAAACGCGGGGATCGGAGATACGCAACTTGACAATAGCGGAGTAGCTGCAGGGACTTACGGCAGTTCGACGCAGATTCCTGTCATCGAGGTCAATGCTAAGGGGCGCGTGATTGGAGTTACGCTTGCATCGCCCAGCTTTGCAGGCCTCGTGCCTGACAGCCGCCAAATTATCGCAGGGACCGGACTTTCTGGCGGCGGTAACCTAGAGGCAAACCGCACGTTGTCAATAGACTTCTCTAATAATACGCCCTTGGCCCTCGGATCAGCTACTGCAGGTGTTGGTACACAGGCAGCAAGAGATGACCACGTGCACCCTCCAGTGGATCTAGAGGACGCCACACAAATAACAAATCGTCTTCCCCTTGCAAACGGTGGAACGGGGCAGAACATCACGAATCTGACTGCTGGGGCTGTGCTTTATTCTGACGGTACAAATCTTGTTTTACAGACGCCGTCTGGTGCTAATGGACAGGTACTGACTTCAACGGGTGGCGGAGCACCAACTTGGACAACTGTAACTGGTGTTGGTACGGTTACTTCTGTTGGCCTTTCGTTACCAAATATTTTTAACGTTACTGGCAGCCCAGTAACTGCGGCGGGCACGTTGACTGGTGACTTTGTTGTTCAAACAGCAAACACAGTATTTGCAGGGCCAACGACTGGCAGCTCGACTCCGCCGACATTCAGGGCCCTTGTGAATGCAGACATTCCTACCACGCTGAGTGGCAAAACAATTGACGGCAGCTTAAACACGCTGAGCAACATTGCGAATGCGAGCCTTGTTAACGACTCAGTGACGATTGGAACTACGTCAATCGATCTCGGTGCAACATCGTTAACGCTTGGCGGGTTGACTAGCCTCGCGTTGACCCAGGATCCTGTGTCAGCCTTGCAGGCGGCAACCAAGCAGTACGTAGACAACGTTGCCCAAGGACTTGACGTAAAGGCTAGCTGTATTGCTGCAACAACTGCAAACATCAGTCTAAGCGGTGCGCAGACAATTGACGGTGTGTCGGTGGTTGCAGGCGACCGTGTTTTAGTCAAAGATCAGACAGCCCCTGAAGAAAACGGCATCTACGTTGCTGCAAACTCGACTTGGTCTCGATCAGCAGATGCAAATACCTGGGACGAGTTAAGAAGCGCGTTTACCTTCATCGAGCAAGGCACGTTGTATGCAGACACCGGATGGGTTTGCACAATCGATGCAGGTGGAACACTTGGAGTGACTGCCGTCACGTGGAGCCAGTTTAGTGGAGCGGGCACGTACACTGCAGGCACTGGGCTGACGCTTACAGGGTCGGTGTTCAGCATCACAAATACTGCAGTCACGCCTGCCGCGTACGGAGCAGCCGATAAGACACTGACAGCCACAGTGAACCAGCAGGGCCAGTTGACGGCCCTTGCCGATACACCAATTGCAATTGCAAACACTCAAGTCAGCGGGCTTGGAACGATGTCGACGCAAAATGCAAACAGCGTGGCTATTACCGGCGGCACAGTTAACGGAGCCACGATTGGAGCCACAACGCCGACGACGGGTGTCTTTACGAATATCACTGTTAATGATAATGCTATTTTGGGCAGTAGCAACAGTGACACCATCACCTTTACAGGCAGGGTCAATTCTGACTTTGAGCCTGCGACAGACAACGCTTTTGATTTGGGCAAGACCGGTCATGAGTGGCGGGACTTATTTATTGATGGCACGGCAAACATTGACAGCCTGGTTGCGGATACCGCGGACATCAACGCAGGAAGCATTGACAATACGACAATCGGCGCTGCAGCAGCTGCTGCTGGTACCTTTACCAATTTGACTTTCTCAGGCGACTTAACTGGCACCGTATCTGGAGGAACTTACGCATGACCACGATTTTAACTAAGAAGAAAGATACTACGGGGGCCCCAGCCCCAGGTGATTTGACCAATGGGGCTGGCGGTGCAGAGCTAGCAGTCAACACGTTTGACAAGCGGCTATACACAAAGAACGCAAGCAGCAACGTTGTTGAGGTTGGTACGAATCCGGCTACTTTCCAAATTAACAGCGCTTATACGTTTCCAACTTCAGATGGAACGAATGGGCAAGTTCTAGCAACAAATGGAAGCGGAGCTTTAAGCTTTTTTTCACCAACAACAGGAACTGTCACCTCCGTTGACGTTTCTGGCGGCACCACAGGGCTAACGACATCAGGGGGTCCTGTAACAGGGGCTGGAACGATTACCTTGGCGGGCACTTTAGCCGTTACTAACGGCGGTACAGGTGCAACGACTTCAACAGGTAGTGGTGCGGTGGTGCTTGCAACGTCACCCACCCTTGTAACACCAGTATTGGGCGTTGCATCTGCTACGTCTGTCAACAAGGTT